TCTCCCTTAAGAGTTAAGTCCATCAAGATATCATCAAAGGCTTCTTCAATGTTCGTGCTATCTAAGTTGCCGTTGAAGTCATAGGCTGAAGTACGCCACTGATTTTCGTTGGCTCTGTTAATATTACCAACGGTCCCTGTCGTGGGATCATCAGGAATAAGTAGGCCAAGACCTTGAGGGTCGAGTCCAGCACCAGAAGCATAGAGGTATTCGCTAAACTTCTCTTTAATGCTTTCTTCTAGCACATCAATCTTAGCTTTCATAAGCTTGAAGATTTGTGCCGCGCCTTGGTTCTCATCCTCTTCTTGATCACTGATAACTACTGAACCAGCAACACGCGCCCAATTATAAGTAACTGTATCGAACTCGGAAGTCTGAGCGATAGGTTGTTCGTCATAGTATTCAAAGGAAGTGATGTTAGGGTTACGGCCCAAAGTTAATGGGTTCGTAATTTCGTGTCCACCGTCTTCAAATTCAACACGGTTATTAGCGAAAGCCCACGCCATGAGAGCGTTAGACTTAATAGAAGCAAGGATTAGCTTCTTACGCGAACGGGTAAGGGTTGATTCGAGGACCGTGGCAATAGGTGTACTTGCCATTTGTAGCTCCTAGTTGATTTCTATTCCAGCCTCGCGCATAGCGTCTTTAATTATATCGCCTGTCGAGGTATTAACGTCTGCCACCTGTGCAGTATTTGTAACTCTATTAGCTACTACACTACCTTCAGGGACGGCTTGCTGCGTATTAGCACTAGTATCTTTTACAGTGGCTTGTTCAGCTTGTAAAGTTTCTAGGGATTTCGTCCAATCTAAATTACGTTGTGCATAATAAGATTGGAGTTTAAAATACGCGGCTTCTGGACTTAAACTAGGTTCTTGTTGCAGAAGTCGGGCGAGGGAACCTTCATGAACAGCGGCATCGGGATATTTAGCACTAAACTCATCGTAAATTTCTAGGGCACGATCATTCGCTGCTTGTGTGTCAGTTCTATCAGATTGTTCCTTTACCAATGGCGATAATGCTGAGTCTAACATAGACTTGACAGCTTGCATATCCATACCGCCGCCGCCGCCAATTGCATCTATATTATGCCCTGAAGCTTGCGCTTGTGTCAACATATATTGTATAGTTTCTATAGGATTATTTTTATAAGATGCAATAAGTTGTGCGCCGGTGGTTAATTCCTCTGGTGTAAGGTCGTATTGTGTGCTAAGTGTACCAGCACTGTTAATTGCTTCTATTTGCGCTTGGAGAGTTGAGACTTCTTTTGCCGTTGCATCGGCCCTTGCTTTCTCTCTTTGAGCTGTTTCGTAGAAACGTCTTTCTTTTCCTCCAGTGGCAACAACATTTCCTTGTGCATCAACGAGGTCTTGGGGACCACTAGCCGCTTTTCTTGGTGCGTCTTTTCCATCGCCGTCCGTAGTACCTTGTTGACTATCGGCTGTAGATGCCGGTTCTGTAGTGTCCGTTTCTTCTCGCGTATCTTCGCCGCCAGTACCTTCACTGATATCCGATTCAACATCCCCTTCTCCAATACTATCTAATATTGCTTCATCCGTAGTTACTAGTTCGCCACTCATAGTTCTTCCCCTTATTGTGGTTGTTCAGCAGTCTGCGCTTGCTGCATTGCAGCTTGTAACGCTTTCTGCGGAGACACTCCTGATTGTATAGCACTCTGTACTTGTTGCTTCAACTCAGGAGGTAATTTAGCTAGCACTTCTTTTAATTGTTCGGGGCTAGCCGAGCCGACGTCGTTCTGTCCACCTTCTTGTCCTTCGGCGGGAGGTTGTTCTGCCCCAGATTGTTGTTCTATAGCTTGTTGTAGTTCTTGCCAATCTTCTTCTCTCATTGTTACTTCATCAAACGCTTTCTCCATGACTTGTAGCATGACCTTAAGAACAGGACCGGGAGCCGCATTAACGAATTGGCCTAAGACTTGTCCAAACTCTAGAGCCTCTTCCTTCTTAGCAGCACTTGTTGGTTTCTTAGTAGAACCACCAACTACAGTAAGAGATAAAGATTGGATTTCACTAGGCTCTAAGTTCTCCCAAACTTCTTGCGCCTCTTCACCAACTAATGCCACAACTTGTTCTACTGGCATATGTATCAAGCAAAGTTGTGCAATACCCCAATAGATAGCTCCTAACCAATCTTCAATTTGATCAGCTTTCTCATCTATACGCATATTGGAGGCTTGTTGTACTCCTTGTGCGGATGCCTTATTAGTATTAGTACGTAACTCTTCTCCACGCATAACTTTACCTACAGAAGAGATACGATCAATAGCAGCATAGGAAAGTTCTTTATCAAACATCTTCTCGAATTGAATAGACGGTGGGGGTATTGAACCTATGACATCAGAGAGTTTAGTCTCAGGTGGAACATTTAACCCCCTAGCTGTTCCATCATCGCCATTCAGAACCGCAGAAGCATCTTCTTGTGATAGTATATTACTATTATAGAATATGTTGCGCCTCGCCCACCGTCTAACCCTTCGCATCTCGTCAGTGATTTCATTAATAGCATCTTGCTGATCAAGATAGTACGTTACTTCTCCAACGGTAAGTGGGCCATTAGGAGACTCAAAGAACGTGAGAGGGTAGAAAGGGAAGAAAGTATCTAGTTGTAATGGATCATCCCAAACCCAAATAGGCCAAGTCCAATCCTTAGAATTGAACATGAGCATACGACGGGTCACTTTATCCCATACCTTATATACCTTAGTCATTTTAGCTTTATCAAATGATTCTTCATCCGCAAAGCCAAAATCTTTAGCCTTGTCTTTATCTGTATCATACAAAGAAAAGTTATCGGCACTCCTATCATATGTTTCATCACCCTCAAGAGTCGCCTTCATAACATGGGTAGGTTCATATATAGACTTATAATCGTTTCCTTTGCCTTTCTCAGCATATTTAGCCAAGATATATTCAGTAGGCAGATAGTCTTCTTCTATCAACCACTTAGCGTCAGATAGGTCAATTTCCTTAGCATTAGGATCAATCATAATCTCGAATGGAGATTTAACCGTGGCAAATGGACCAGACGGTTGTAGGATATCAATAGTCTCTTCTAGGGCTACTAGTTGTCCTTCTAATTCTATAATCCTCTTTGTGTCTTTAGCTTTCTCTAGTTGTTTAGCTATAGCAGCTAAATCAGCCAATGCTTGTTCAGAGCTTTCTTGTTTAGCGGTCCAACCAATCTTAATCCAAGCTCTATTAGTAAGGAGACAAGTGACAACACACCTCTTGGCTTTAGGCTTGAGGTTAATACCTGGAGCCGCTTTACGTCCACCAAGGACATTGACAAGTCTTTCCGTAATTGTAGCCAGTCTTTTCTTACCTTCCACATTGGAAGTAAACTCAGCTTCAGGATTTCTAGCGTAGAGGGCCGGGACCATTGTAGTAACATTCGCAAAGACAACATTTTCGGTTTCCGTAATGTTCTCGTTTAATTTTTGATTGCCTCTTCTATTACCAGACGAATGTTCTTGTGCATCCCTATGCGACAGTTGATCATTCTCATAGTAACGAATAGCCTCACTCCAAGCATCTCTGACATCGCTAGTATGTTTTTGTGCTTGTCCGACACGAGACTTCCATATCTTACCAGTAGACTTGGCGACAGGAATCTTACTGTCACCTACTACTTTGTATGTAAATTCTTTCTTCTTTCTAGTACGCTTTCTAGGGGCATCATCACCAAGAGAAGCGTCGATGTTAGCATCAACTTCCGTGGGGATTTGGTCAGCCATTATCTTTGCCTTCTAGCATTAATTCTATCTTTCATGCTAACTCGTATAGCATTAATCATTTCCTTATTACCACCTAATTCTCTAATACGATCTTTAAGGACTTTAGTACTTATAGGTTGGTTCGTCTTACGATTTCGATTTTCTCTTAATATAAGAGTCTTAATTAAACTGTTTAATTGATTATCGCTTCCCTTGGTGGGAGAAGTAATTCTATCTCGGATGGCTTCTAATTCTGAAGCATCTCCTGTCTTCCGTCCTCGCTGTGCTGCTTGTGCCGCTTCTTTCCTAATGGGTTTAAGCCTTCGTACAGCCTCACCTACTTGTAGATTAATATTTTCTCCACGTTGGCCTATGACTCTTTCATCTACCTTTCCAATGTCTAATCTATCTTCAATACCTCCAAGGCCACTTTCCTCTTGAAAGACTTTTTTAGCTTCTTGATCAACTCTCTTCTTAGCTACTACTTCTCTTGTTACATTTTCAGCTTCAGCGCGATCACGAGTAGTAGGTTCACCAGCCCTACGTTTGATTCCTCTTTCCTTGAGTAATTTCTTTATCGTATCAACTTGTCGTGCTTCTTCTTCACCAAATAGGTTATCTAGTTGATCTAGAGAGTTACGAGTTCTATCTGGGTGTACTACATCCCTTGGGCCAGTAACCTCTTCCATAATTTCTCTAGTAATGTGTTCTTCTGGACGATCTACCTGGCTAACATTCTTATCAAAGCGATTCTCCTCAAGTTCCTTTAATACCTTAGGATCACGCATCTTAGGACTAACAGGAGGACTAGTTTCGGCGGCTTCTATCTTAGCTCTCTGAAATTGATTAAGTCCCTTCTCTTCTAGTGTATCTGCACCAGCAATGAAAGGAGTCTCGTCTACGGCTCTTGTCTGTCCAGATCTATAGTCTATGTCATGTTTAGCTTGTATAGCTTGTGGAATACGACTAGCAGCTTTTTCTTGTTCCGCTATAGTAGGGACAGCTTTTGATACGGTACTGGGAGGTTTCTTCATCAAGCGATCAAGCTCAGTAAAGATTGTGATTAATGCTTTAGTTATTGTTTCTTTACTAGCCATGTCTTATATTTTTTCTGTCTTCTTGCCTATCACGCTCACCCCACTGATACCAGCCAACCTTCTTAGGATTATGAGCTACCATCAACTTAGAGATATTAGGACGATGAGATAACATGTACTTAGTCGTATCCATAGCATGATCGTCTTTATCTGTTGGCTTGTCTAGTTGTTCTCCCATTGGATTCTTTTGCCAATAGTAATCACTAATCTCGTTGACCCACCATTCAAGTTTATCTGACACATATAAGTACGGAGAATTGTATTCACCAGTAATAGGATTCTGGTGGTTCCTTTGTGGCAAGAGATATTGATTAACCTTGACGATCCCATTACTTATATCGTTGTTACCTCTTGTACAGACTATGCCCTCTTCTAGAAACATTTCACTGATAGCCTTGCCTACTAACTTTTTGCCAGCAGACTTACGTCTAAAGATATCAGGATCAGCAAGGATCATGTTTGTAGCATCAACACCATACATAGAGCGAATAGACTTGATAGAATTAATATGATCGTCCAAGGGAACTTCTTTTTCGTAAGCTCCATCCATAAGAAATACATTACCATAGTTATCAACGAACCCTAGAATATAGCAGAAAGGAACAGCAAGTCCATAGTCATAACCCTCCAAGTAGGTTATTCCGTTGGTCTTCACTTGTAGTTGCTTAAAGTAGTTATGGATACTATGGTGGGACATGACATGAATTGATTCATTAAACGCAGGGTAC